TACCTTTAGCCTTTTATTTTATATAAAAATATATTATAATTTTATTTAGATATTTTTATGTTTAAATGGAATCCGAAGAATTTTATTTCAAGTTTCAATTCTTTAAAAGACATTTTCATTGCACCACCTCCTTGCATAGAAGGTGGTAAAAGACTTATATGGTGTGAACATATAAGTCTTTTTTATATGTAAAAAGCTAGGCACTTTCACATACCTAGCTTTAATTTCTAAATACAATTTAAATATTGTTCTCCTGCTCTGCTTCTACTTGCTACATATCTTCTTATTCCAGAAGTACTTACATAACTTATATAGTAATATTTATTTGTTACATAAACACTGTCATAGTTAATCTTTTCCCCCCTATAATATGTAGCAACTGATGAACTTTCTGAATTAGGTTCATTTTTTACACCTAATGTATCTACTATAACTGTAGCTACTCCTGTTTCTAGGTAACTTCTTTCTAATACTTCAGTATTATTTATGTTAGGTATAAAACTTGTAGTACAACCTTCGTTAAATAAAGCTAGTTCTTCATTTCTCCTTCTAACTAAACCAGGTAATCTAACCCCACCACCATTTACATACAAAGGTAATTCTGCTCTTATTTCATCTAAAGTATTACAAGAACATACTGAATCTAAGCTTCCTATTCCACAATTGTAAGCAAAACTTACTAAAGCATCAAACTGATTTTGATTAAAATTGAATTTACTTGCATACTTATTTACTGCATTTGCATAAATTTGAACATCTTCAACTAGTAGTCTATCTGCTTCATCTTGAGTTATAGACATGCCTTCATATACATTCTTTGTATGCCCCCAGCCTATCGTAAGCACATTTGCTGGGCATCTATATGCAGTTAATCTGCATCCTTCGTAAGATTTTATTAAATTAAGTCCTTTTTCTGATATATTCATAATAAATTTCTCCTTACATTCTTATTTGTTCTTTGATTTCAACAACATTATTTTCAATGTTATTAATTTTTGTTGAAAATTCATTTATTAACAGCCTATTACTTTCTGCTAGTTCCTTATTAGCCTCTAATAGCTTTTCATTGACTAATCGATTTTTTTCTATTGAAGCGATGAGCATATCTCTCTCTTTATTGTTTCTTTCTCTTATTTCTGCGTCTACTATAGCCTTTTCCTTATCTTTTTTTTGTATATACCAACCTAAGGTAGCTACCATAGCTATTGGGAAGGGTAGCGTATTTATAGCTTCGCTTATAAAGTTTGCATCCATCTTTTTCTCTTTCCTTTCTATTTATAATAAAAAGACTACTTATTGCTAAGCAGTCTTATAGTTAATCTTATTTTGCACATATATAGTAATAACCGACTTGGCTATTGATGTCTGGTATAGAAACTTCTATATCATCAGTTCTAGAAGTACTGAACTTTGAATATAATTCTGGATAATCATTGCTATTAATAGCTTGTCCGTTAGCTTTTAACCATGTATTTGTTCCATCTTCAAGACTATTTCCTGCGTCATAATATAGTTGTTTCATTTCACCGATTAAAGTTTTTGGGTACATTTGAGCAACATTCTCTAATTCAAATCTTGTAACTAATTCAGAAGTTGTTTCATAACAAATCTTGTACGGTATTTCTATCCTTGAGTCAGCTCTTAAAGTAGAATTAACATCAGGTCTTGCTATAGCAGACCACGCATTGTTATTCCCTGTCGAGCTTTTAACACAAGCAATACCGTGATTATTCCTATTAGCTGAAAGCATAAAACCAAATCCAATTCCCTCGCTACCGCTATTGATATTGGCTGGTATCTTAGCACATTTACAACCTGCTATTTCTTCATCAATAATTGGGTATGTTCCAGCCGATAGAGTACTAATTATTCTATTGTTTCTATTAAATGCAAATATATCTAAAGTTACACTTTGCCCCACTTGTGCATTCTTAATAGGCAATAGTACATGAGAGATCTGTTTATTATTGTCATTATATTTTTCGTTTAAATATGCACAATATCTATTTACATCATAACCAACTATGTTAGCACTATTAATATCTTGCTTAATAAAAGCTCTTGTAAATACTCTGTGAACAGTTGGACTATAATCATTAAAACTATTATGTTTTGTAAATGTATTATCTTGATTAGGTTTTATAATTGAGCTTGGTAACATATTTTCATTAATTTTCCCATTCCCATCAAGTTTCACTATTTTGTTTGCTTGAGAAGATGTAACAGCGTCAGATTCATTTATCTTACCATCTATGGCTTGTTTCATATTAGTATTTGTATTTGCATGATATTTAATATGTTCAGCTAATACAGTTACGTTACCACTTGCATTAGGCGATTGGTCATTGACTGTACGTACGCCACCATTTTGCTCCGCTGGTAGTATGCTAGGGTCTAACTTACCATTAGCACCTACACGCGGTATCTTATTAGCTGCGTTACCTATATCTGTGTTTTTAATAGTCGTTGCTAACACACTATTTATATTCTTAATATCATCTTGTAATATACCAACTCGTTCTATATTGTATCTATGAATAACTTTAGAATTTGTTGCACTAGCCATAGATGATATATTATGACTAGAGTTAAGAACAAAAGGTCTATCAAGAATCGCCTGTCTTATATCTCCTTTAGTATCATTTGCTATAAGTATCTTCCCACTACTCATCTTTTGTCCCAAAATATAATAAGTATCTCTTTCAAAGGTTCTATTAAGTTGTATTCTAATACATTTCCCATATCCAGCAACATCAGATACTCTAATTCTTGAATTGCTAAATGGTACATTAACTATGCTATCATTATTTATCCTATCTCCTCTATGAATTTCATATATGTATATATCAGAAAGCTCACTTCCAACATTCACATCATCTGTAACCCTTATGTCCAAATATGTTACATATGAACCAGCAGGGATATATATATTTCTATCGAAATAAACCGCCCAATTGCTACCATGTCTAGTATCACCATCTAAAAGTAATTGTTGAATATAATGTTTGTATTTTATATCTACAGTATCATTCAATTTAACATTAGCATTAAATATATTTGTACTATCAAAAGTATTAGAGTCGTTTTTACTCGCTTTTGTATTAACAGAAGTAACAACATCATTTAAACTCTGACAATACAAACCATTGCGGTATATAATTTGTAAGATTCGTTCTCAAAGTAGTTCCTACCGCTGGGAATGACCTACCCTCTGGCCATATTGTTGGCCAGTTGCTACCTCTTGGAGTGTTTCCCCACTTCATACCATTGAAACCAGCTATAAAGTAAACTTGTGTATCAAAAGCAGTATTAACTGGTATCATTATCATTTTACTTGAACTTATATGCCCTAGTGTGTTTTTCACAACTAATGCACTATTTACAGTTAGTATGCGATAAACTTGATTGTCATTACTTTTTACTGCTGCTAATTTTATATTATTTAATTGTGTTCCAATCTCTAAATCATCTTTTACTGCAATGCAAACATAAGAAATCTTAGTATTAGCACTTACAGTTAAGTTAGGAGAACCACACCATGAAGCATTTTCGCCAATATGATGAACAGCATTAGTATTATTAACAACACTTAAAGCATTATGAAGCAATCTACCATCTAATAATGTAGTTTTTCCAGTAACTAAATTTTCTTTTGTTTTACTAACGAAACTGTAAGAAATTTTATCCCAAAGTTTACTTGTAAAAGTGGTTAATTTGCTCTTATTAATTAATTTTGTCATATATATAAATAAGGTGGCTATATTTAACCACCTTTCCCCTCTCTAAATATTATTGTAAATTACTTATAATTGTGTTTATGTCGGCTTCTGATATTATGTCTACTTCTGTGGCAACTGTTGAACCATCACTTGTAATGTTTAATTTGAATTTGTCGTCTGTTGCTTGAAGTTCTAGAGTTATTGCCCCAGTTTTGTTATTTACAGATAGCACAGACCCATCTTTTGAGTTTAATTCGATAAAATCATTTATGGAATTTGGTTGACCTTCTACTTTTTTTATACATAAGTACCTTTTTCCATTGTTTGCCCCACTGCCAGTAACAACTGCTACATCACCATTTTCATATGTTTGGCTTTGTAAAGCTTGATCTGTAAAATCAGTTATTTCAAAGTATTTATTAATAGCAATAGAAGGTAACATATCTTTGTCTAATTTACCATCTCCGCCTAATCTAGCTACCATATTTGCACTACCAGTTCCACCAGTTGCAGTAGTTTCTGATTTTAATACATACTTAGAGCCATCTGCTTGAGTTTGTTTTAACTTTAATGCTAATGAGCCTATACTCTCTCTACCATATAAATACATAATAGCTGTATTGCCAGGTGTATTGCCACCACCAGCCCAATTTATTGTTTGACCTGGAATTTTTGGTGGTTGAGAGTCATTCATATTTATCGCATCATTTGAATATTCTTGTTTGACAGTTCTTACAACTTGAAGCTTATGAGTAGAACATCTTACTATAAAATAAGTTTCATGTTCAAAAGACGCTTCAACAGGAATTTTTACAAACTTCTTTGTTTCTGCACCTTCAGTAACACTGTTAACTTTTAAAGTTGTAGAATCCCAAATAACTTTCTTAACTCTATCTTGAGCCATGTCATTCGCATCTTTTGTTATCGCCCATACAGTCCATGTAGAATCAGCTCTATCGTTATTATTATCAACATAAACTCTAATATGGTCGACATATCCGTCCACGAAAGCACTTGTAGTTAATTGTCTAAATCCTAAACTCCTTCTATCACTATCAAAATCCAAATTAGAACCAATATGACTATTGTTTGCTATAGCAACATTATCTGCCGAAACATCTTGTTTAAAATCATTCTTATCTGTTAATCTTGCATAAGATGCTAAATCAATTTCAAGTTGATTTTGTCCACTTTTTCTTGCAAAGGTCAATTTTTTATCTTCACTTGAATTTGGAGTTAATTCTGCATTAATAAAAGCGTCATCATATCTTTCTTTTATTTTTGCCCATAGTTTTGTTGCGAACTTTTGTAGTCCAGTTCTGTTAATTAAATTTGACATATTTATTTCCTCACTTTTTATTAAAATTTTGTATATAAAAAAACACTATTGTTTTAGTGTTTATGTTAAGCTACTTAATATATTTGTTATTTCTTGCTCTGTTACAACTTGTAAACTAGCTTTAATAGTATTTCCGTGCTTGAATTTAATACTGTCTACATCTTGCGATAAAGCATTGAAAGAATTAGTATCTGCTCCACCACCAGCTCCCCCGTTGTAGCATAGATACTCTAAATACTCTTCTATTCGAGAATTTGGAACAGGAAGCGAATTTAAATCTGTAGCTCTTCCAGTTATATGATTTAAAAATTCTTCCGAACGAGAACCCACAAAGCTAGGTAAATTTGCTAAATCTTTAGCCATCTTTTCACACCCCCTTAGGGAATTCTTTTTTCTAATGATTCAATTTTTTCTTCTAATAATGCTATTTGCTTATCTCTATGTTTAATTTCTTCTTGTAGTGCAACTAATATCATATTAGAAAAAGCTAATGTTTTAATAGAATAGCTTTGCACTTTTTCACCTGCTTCATTTTCAGTTTCAGTTTTTACTCCAACATATTCAAATAGAACAGGATTGATTTTTTCTAACTCTTGTGCAGATATACCTAGTTGTCTAGCTACTTGCATATACTCATCTTGTTTATTATCACTATTTACAGTTCTTTCAGCATTTTGCGAACCTTTGTAATCAAATGTGATTGGTTGAATACTTTTTACTGCTTCAAAGATAGAGTTGCTAGATATATTAGAAACGTCATTTGTATCGTTTTTATTAATTGTTATTGCATTATTTTCTGAAACTACTTTTTTAACATTCTCTTTCATAGTTATATCAGATGTTTGCAGAGTACCAGCGTGCGACCACACATCTCTCCACTTTCTATTACTTCTACCTAATCCAGTTGATTCCGTTAATACAACATCTCCCGACCACTTTGGTTCAAAATGATAAGTTGTCCCATTATGTCCATAAAATAATTCTCCTGCTTCTCCACCTTGTTGTCTGCCACACTTGAAAGTTAATGTATAATCCCCAAATGGGTACACTCCAGTTCCTTTTCCTAAATCAAGTATACTTGCGTATACAGTTTGAAATCTTGCAGTAGATGAACCTAAGTGTAATGTATCATTTACATTGCATAATACATCTCCCGATATAGTCCCACCGCTTAATGGTAAGTAATTATGAGTATGATTACTAGTAGCTTTAGATTCTAAGCTTTTTTCAAGTTTTCCTATAGCAGTATTTAATGAATCTGTTGTTGCTATTGCTCCACCCGTTGCAGGTTTTGTATATCCTGTCATAGCATTTATAGTGTTAGAAGTTTGATTATGATTAGTTGCAGCAGCACCTATTTCTCCAAGCGTCCAGCCTATGTTGCCAGTTCCATTAAAACTCCTTGCAACTCCATTTATACTAATATTTCTAGCATTTTGTAATCTTGTTGCAGTATCTGAATTTCCTTGCAGATTTCCTACAACTTTTGCAGCCCCACTCATAGTTAAGTTACCTGTCATGGTATCTCCAGTTTTCTTGACACGAGCTTCTATTAATTTATCTTGTTCGGCTTGATGTCTTACTAGCTTTAAACCGCTCATTTTTTCACCACCCTTTGTGATTAACTAATTTTTAATATTTTAAATGTGATATGTTCATCTTTTAACCAGCCTTGTGTATTTCCTGTAGTGCTGGCATCTGTTGTTAGTGTTGCAGTAGTTCCAGTAATAGATAGCTTATAGTGATAATTTTGTATTAATAAAACACCACTAATATATACTTCTACAATATCCCCACTTGTATATCCAGTTAATGCTTGAGTTATAACTTTATTATTAGCTTGTACAATATGATTAACATATGATA